ATGAATGGTTCGACCACATGCATTGCATTGTCTGGCTCATCTTCAAACTTATGGTCACGAAACTCATCGAATACCTGCCCCTGATACGCATCCCAGTCACCAGCTAACTTAGCTTTACGTTCTGCCTCGATTGTAATGCCTTGAAGTGACTGTTTGTACGTGGGATCGACGTATTGATTGTCCTCTAGGGTTGAGTGAATGTAGATTCTTTTGTTTCCTCCACGCCCAACGATGATTTTTCCACCTTTAGGGAATGGTTTAATGAACCGTTTGAATACCCACGTATGCCCAATTCCTCCAGGCATCCCAGCCGCTCGTATGATAGAGGGCAATTCTGGCACTGGAGATCTAACGCGCTGAAATCCAATATAGAGGTAGATCCATTCAGTGATGGAAGTGAGCTCATCAGGCGTGTATAGATTGATTTGCATTGAGTCGTATTTATGCACGTCATCTTCATTCTCACAGTGCCCGAGAAAGATCATAGATCCGTCGTTAGAAGGACCATATTTGGTGGAAGTTCCAGTTCCATACTGATCTTCGCGTGGAAAAGTCCAGCACATCTCTGTCTTGTTAAGTGTTGCCCCAAATCGTCGATACAATTCTCTAGATCGGGGAATGATTTCATTGCGTAGTTCAGGGAATGTCCTCCGCATGAACACTTGCTTGAATTTAGGATGCTCATGCCATCGATGTACGATCCCGTAAAGTAACAGTACATCTGACTTTCCGCTACCTGCTCCCCCTCCGTATACGGCTTCCTTAATACTAGTCGGAACTGAAAGGAAAAGGCTTTGCTTGGGCTCTGGCTTCCATTCATTTGGGTTCCGTTTAGTAGATTGAGGGATAATTATATCCATTTCTTGTAGCCGCACGTCGCCCTTCGGGCGTTTACGAAACCATCGATGGACCGATACCCGGTGATGGCTTCTTTTTCTTCTTTCCCATCACTGATGCCGCAGTGTCAGCTAACTTACCCATTGCCCTGCCTGCACCGCCTGGAGTAGTCTTAGCTGCTACCCTCATTGGTGCGACTGCCGCCGCGCGCGTAGCTTTGGCTCCTAACTTAGCTGCACCCATCGTAGCATTGTGGGTAGTTTTCGCTGCCTTGACTCCCATCTTAATTGGGGATAGTGCAGCCTTCTTAAGAAATGAACCGAATCCCATGTTTTATTTTCCTTCCGTTATTGAGGCCCAGTCCACTGACCGTTAACCCATTCACCTTGACCACCCAATCCAGTAGGTCCACGCTGATTACGACGGAATTGATCTATCATGCCCGCGTAATCCTGTCCACCATTAAGTGGTTGAATTCCCATCCCGCCCTGTGGTTGACCCATTCGTTGTGGCATGTATGGACGCGGCTGCCACTGTTGTTGCTGTGGCTGTTGCATCTGTGGCTGCTGACCATACGTGGGTGAACCCGGAGTCATGCGCTGTTGAATTTCTCTTTGATATGGAGCTAGTTGTTTTCCTATTTGCTGTTGTCTACCACCCATGATTCCGCTTCCATTGTATTGTGGACCTGGTGCTGGTCCCATATTTGGTTTAGGTCCGAACTGCGCTTGATTTCGATTACTATTAACCTGACCGCCACCGAATCCATACGATGGCTGTTGGGGTTGTTGGAATACTCTGAAAAATGATGATGGGCCTATTCCACTACTCTGCTGCTGTGATGCTTGAGGAGTAGGAGATCTGCCTGCTGCGGATCCTCTCATGGTGGCAGATGCCGTACCACCATACTGCTGGTTACCACCCTGGAGTGATGGGCGAGATGATGCCATGGGACTCATTCCAGCAGTTCCACCACCACCCATACGCGCAGAATTACCACCGAATCCACTCATCGATTTGCCAAACATTGATGGCATATCAGTCTCTCTTTAGTACGATGGTGGGCGTCCCAGTGGTAGCTCTAATAAACCCTCCTGCCACAGTAGCCAAACCACTTGTGAATACCACAGCAGCATTAGCCACAAAGCCAAGAGTAGTAGATGACTGTAACGACGGTGTAGTCGCATCCGAGAATACAGTCGCCTTAGCCGCTGGTAACGCATAGACCTGATTCGTTACCATAGTAACCGGCATACCGAATGGAATGGCTAGTGTTGGCATATGTCTAGCCTATTTCTTAACTACTGGTGGAGTAGATCCGGTGACTGACTTGATGGCGGGCGTGGGCGCGCTAGCTTTAATTGAGGGACTTGCCAATACTCCACTAGATGCCGCTGAGAATACGAATGTAGATGCCTCACTCAGTACGCCATCAGGTGACTTCACCATAACTGGAAGTGAATCTGGTCCCATCCACACATCCATATTCACGCCAGTGGTAATCTCTGAATCTGACACATGAGTAGTCGGTTCCTCCACTCCAGCGAATACAATGATGGAACCAGGAAGGAAACCCGAACCCATGACATGTAATGTAAACGAGGGATCCCCAATCGTTGCACTACCTGGATTAAGTGAAGTGATCTCCGGCACAACGACTGATCCGCTCGTTAACACTCGCGTAATAGCTTTATAGGCTTTATCTGCAAATTGGCTATCGGAGCAACACACGTCCAAGATCATCCTGATGAGACTCTTCTGCTCATCACTTACTTCTAATACCTGCGAATCGACCATCACTCCACCGAATGGATCTGAATATCTAGGGCGAACTACTTCCATGATGTCTCCTTATTCAGTGACCTGAATGACTTCAAAGGAACGCTCATCCCTGAACTGGGGAGCGAATATAACGAACTGGGGGGATTTATTGTCTGACTGTCCTGCCACTTCTGGTGGCGGCTCCATGTCCTTGATTACACCAGACATATTCCTAGCGATGGCCGCTAAGTCTTTCGCATCTGCGTAATCTAATTTCTCTTGAGTGATTGCATCCAACGCACCTCGAAGGACTCGTTGAGCCTTCTTGGAAACACGCGCCCTTGATTTATTGATATGTTGGATGATTGATTGTTTGGGTGTATCGTACGTAGTGGTGGATGTGGCACCATTCGCATACGCACTCACACTACTAGGAGAGATACCGAAATCCTTTGCTAGATCTAGTGCCGCTTGACGCCCCTCGATGACTGCCGTCTCACCTATGATCTTACGTAGGGAGTCAGGCACATTTACGTCACCCTCTTTACGCCCACGCGCGGGAGGCTCAATTACAACTGCGTCCTTAATTTCCTTAGTCTTTCCACCGTTTAATCTCTTAAGTTCTTCATCGAAGTGAAGATCTGATACGATTCCTATAGGCATAGGGATATCCATCACTCATTCGGATATGAGTGTGTGTAGATACTAAAAGTTTAGTAATGGATGGACGGTCTTTTCCGAGCCGTCGAGAAAGTGTATCATGGGTGTCAAGTCGGTCGGTCCCATAAGTCGTTTGGATGGAACCACTTAGACCCCCTTTTTCGGATGATTGATGGAACCAAATTGGGTTACTATATATTTTTCTTTCCATAACATTTCATTGGATCCTATCCCCCCGAGTAAGTGTGAGACTCATTTATGTAGGCATGGGTACCCCCCACCCGACATAGGTGTAGGATATGATAACCATGTATAGTATCGAGTGAAAAAGAAAGGGGGATATATAGTCCCCCTTGTTGTCAAGCTCTATCTGCCGTAGTAGTCTTCTGAGCCATCATACCAATCACGGCGAGCCTCGCGACGTTGGCACGACACACAAATGGACGAACGCGCACCACGCGGCAAACGCTTGTAGCAGATGCAGCACTCGGGAACGATACGACCGGACGAGTCACGATTGGGGCACGGGTCACCATTGGTGTGTCCACAACAGGGAAAATCTTCACATCTAGCCATTTGAGTATCCTCAAGGAAAGGGCTGGAAGGGATACACCCCACTCCAGCCCCAATCATACTATCGGTCGGAAGTGGTCTTCTCCACGGTCACCGACTTGGCTTCCGCCGACGTAACAGGCTTGAGAATCTCACGCGCATCAGCGATGGCACAGATGGACGAACCAGACTCAACGACCATCGAAACGCTGATGAGTCCGAGAGCCTTGGGAGAATACGAGTCGTTGAACTTGAAAGTCACGATGTAGTTATTCACAAGTCACCTATAGTCAATGTCAGACCGTAATTGATCTGACCTACATATCTTCTCACACTCCAGACCTTCCGCAACAAGTATTTTCAACTTTCTTTTCCCTTGACATCCCACATGATATCGAGTAGGCGAGAATACTAGCCATGGTTACTATCGTCGTGGCTATCGTATCCATGTTTACTACGACGGTCTTCGTACTACGCTCTTCGTACGAATGTCTTCGTAGACGAGCGCCCAGGACTTGCACCACGATATCCAGGGGTATAGCCTGTGCGTAAGCTGTGCATCAACCTGTGCCCTAGCCTGTACAGTTACTTGTCCGAGGATGCGCCTTCGGCGCCGCCACGTCGCTGTGCGCCAGTGCAGGCAATAATGAGACTGAGTCTCAGTATCATAGTTCCTCGAGCGTGCGCCAGACGAAATTTCGCTCCGCGAAATCCCCTTCGCTGTGCGCACCCTCGAGCCATTTTGAGACTGCGTCTCAGTCTCATCGGCTAGCTGGCAGGCCAGAAAAAAAGTTGCGGGCGAGGCAAAATACTTGTTGCGGCGGACCCGTCCTGATGTATGATTTGTAGGTCGGGATTGTCAATCAAGGCAACCGACAACGGAGTCAACGAAATGACAAAAGAGACGTTTGAAGCCAAGGCCGAAAAGGCTCACGGCAAACTGCTTCCCTCGCCCATCGTGTTTCAGGTGACCGTCGAAAAGTACGACGGCATCGAAGAGGTTCGTGCGGCGAACGACTACCCGTCCGACGCGGATGTCGTAGACTTCCTCAACGCCGCCCGCAAGGCAGCGGCTACGACTGCGGCACGCACGGCGGCACTCGAAGCGGCGGGCATTGTGAAGCCGACGCGCGACAACGACCCGCAGGTGCGGCTCAAGGAAATGGCGGCGCTGTTCAAGTCGAACGGCATGACCATGGATGCGGCTCGCTCGGCGGCTTCCACGGCTCTCGGTATCGAGTGGGAAGAGTAACCCACTGACCTACTGCCGGCCCACAAAATATCGTGGGCCGGCCCTTTCACTGACTGGAGTATCCAATGGCCCTACCCAGAAACGCCCGCCAAGTTACCCTCTACGTGCGCGACGAGAAAGTCTACAGGGCTGTCCAGCGTAAAGCCGCCCGCGAGGGCAAGGCAGTCTCCACGCTGCTGGATGAATGGATGCGCGCATACCTCGCGGGCACGCCTGTCGAATACACTCCCGAAGACCGTCCCCTGTACTTGGGCTGACCCAGCCTCCAAGCCTACCCTCCCGACAGTTTATTCGACATTTTATCCGGCAGCCAGGGGTTAAGCCTGTGCGCCGCCTGTGCGCGTGCCTGTGCAGTTTAGCCAAAAATGATTGCGCTAAAGCGCATCCGCTACGCTGTGCAGGGTTGGGGCGGGCTATTCACATTATATTGATACCCCCTCTCCCCCTCTCACTCACTGCTAATGGACCGTATGGGGGGTTTTGTCCACTTAAGAGGACACCCATAAACCACAACACATATTCCAATCCTTATTATATATCTACTATTTTTTTTTTTTAGGTAAGGTTGATTTTTCGATAGGATTTATCGAAGTGTCCTGTTTGGAGGTCGTTTGACACCCCACGCGGTGTTATGGTAGACTGGGGGGGAGAGCCGGGGGGTATCGAGGCATGGCATGGCGGTTGCCCTCTTCACCGTCCATTCGCTTTATTATATTAGGAGTCCTCCAATGGCAACTAGAACAGGCGCTAAACGTCATACACATAAGTATTACAAGTTCGATGGATTGTGGCATTGCGCGCTCGAACGGTGTACGCACTTCATGCCACTCAATGTTTCCCATCAAGTGGAGGGAAAGCTCACGATATGTTGGGAATGCGGAAGGGAGATGACACTGAGCAAATTAGCAATGGAGAATGCGCAACCAATATGTCCGGGTTGTGCAATGGGAGTCGATGAGGAAGGGTTAGCAGCATATCTCGAGAAGAAGGGTTTGTAATGGATCTCGATCTGATTATAAAGCAACGGAAGGACACGGACGTAGCGTGGTGTGCTGGATTCTTTGATGGTGAAGGTCATGTAGGCTACCATCGAAGCAGACCATCTAAGTCAGGTATTGTCAGTCCATTACTGTCAGCTTCAGTTCCACAAAACACTGAGAACATCGAAACTCTCGAATTCTTTCAATCAGTCATTGGATTCGGTAAATTGTACGGTCCTTACATCATTAATAAACAATCAGGTAAAACACAACACATCTTGAAATTCGGTACAAAGACAATCCAATCATTGTATTTCATTCTGCGCCCTTACCTGAAGAAAGAGAAATCAGGAGATTTCCTACGCGCCATCCAATCATTCAATTCACACAATCCATCCATTACATCAGATGACATTACACGATTGGCTCAATTGGGTTGTCCTAAATGTAGGGTAGAATGGAATGGGATGATATGTCTGAAGTGTGGACACGGTATTTAATATGATATTCCGCTAGGCTGTTCGCCCAATGTCCGCTAGTCGCCGCCGGGGCCGACCGAATGTCGGCTCTGGGGCGACTTCTAGGGGAGGCTGTTCGCCCTAACCTGTTGACTCCAAACGACTTCCCTATTTGGCCCGGATTTTGCACCCTACCAGGGCGGGCGGGGTGCCCTCCGGGGCACATTATAGCATCCACGCTATCCGCTATCTACTGAAACTCCGAAAGGACAGTATCTCGTGACTCACCTTCCGACAATCAAAGCCAGCAAGTATCGCGTATACTCCCAAGTACGCGAAGTCCACAAAGTAATTCAATGGAAGGAAGGATGCGTATTTCGTACGCGTTCAATGGGAATGATTGTCTGCTCACCAGAATACGCGGCATCACTCATTTACACAAGTAAGGGCGACATACAAGTCGGTCCAGTTTCTACGCGTGTGTCGCGTTACCTTTCATCCCTCTGATACCGTAAGGACAGATACCATGAAGAGATTCTTTTGCACCGTCTGCAAGCGCACAAAGCGCGTCAGGAACTATCCGGCCATCATTCAGGACGAGCATGAAAAGTTGCCCACGCACAGGCTTGGCGTGTGCAATCATCACTCCAATCCATCAGTCTATTCCACCACTGTTTCCCATGTTTCCCATGTTTCCACTACCCGGAAGGTAAGCTAATGGTATCTATTCTCCACAACTTCCGTAAGCACGCAGAGTGCGAATGCTGTGATGCTAAGGACGTAGATGTGTATCTCGTCCATGGCAATATGTGGCAGTGTGCTGTATGCAAGCAATCAGACGAGCAATTGGCTATCCGCACGCAGGAGGCACAGTCGTTTGTAGTCTCTTCCAAGGCAGTCGATTCAGCCGTTCAAATCAAGACGGATATCTTTTCGGCGAAGACGGTGGCAGCCATTGAATTGCATGGCGCTATCACGGCGGACGATGCGATTCCAGAGGCACAGAAAGAATACGCGTTCACGAAGGTGTGCTTCGAGCGATACATGCATTTCAAGCAAGTTGTGTTCGAGCAGAGACAGGCTCTGGTGGACATGGAAAATGAAATGCGTATGTGGCAGGTAAACGCACAGACTGCCGCAGGGCGGCTACGCGCAGACCTTCGCGCAGAGTTTAAGGCTCTGGATGTAACGTATGAGCCTAAGGCAGCGAAACCGGCTGCTGCTGGCAAGACACGCGCTCAGTCAGTATCTTCCAGTCAGTCACCGAAGGCATTGAAGCAGGCTCGCATGGAGGCTGCTAAGACCTATGGATTCAATGAAGCCATCATTGAGATGATGTGCAAACAGCACAAAATCAGCGCGGACGAGGCTGGTAAGCGACTCGCACAACAGCGTGCGGAGCGTGAGTCTGCTTCGCAGACGGTCTAGTCCATTCACTATCTTTCATTAACTGACGAATCGATTCCGCAAGGACGATAAAATGCAACGTCACGAAGCTACTCACTTGCTGCGAACTGAGCTCAATAAGTATGGTCTAACTGACTGGGCCGTTAGACTCAACAACAATCCTACCTCCCATTTCCTAGGACTCTGCTCCTACAAGGACA